GCCTTCTTCTGCTTCTTTTTGTCTTTCTTCGAGCGTCTAACTTTTTCTTTGGGATTTTGCTTGCGATCGGATCGCTTTTTCTTGTTAGAGCCCGCACTCTTTTTATTTGCAGTGTCTGGCTGATCTTGCTTGGCGCCACTCCCACTGCGTGGGTTTGGCTTGGGCCCTTTCTCCTTGTATTGGATGGCCGGCAAGCTTTCCAGGAACTCGTCGAGTTTCTCTTCGAATTCAACTGGATTGCGGCTCGACCTACCAATCTCTCGGATCTGACGCAACCGATCAGGATGATTCATGATCAGCTCTCTCGCGTCAATGGGTCGCAGAAAGTCGAATGGGATCAAGTCCGCCTCTGCCTGCTTGATGCAGTCATGGACGGCCTCTTTCGCCATATCAAACTTGTCCATCTCCACGGCAACGGGCCGTGGAGGATTATGATGCTTGGCCTGATGTTCTGGGCCTGGCTCCATTATCATTTCGTTATTCACGAAAATGGCTGCGTCCGTTCCAGCACCCTCCTTAAATGGCGATGGATCATCGCCTGGGGTGATCTCAACTGGAGTACACACCGGGAACTCCAACAACGACTCCAAGTCGTCGTGTTTGCACTCTTTCAAGTGATCCAACAAGACATCTCCACGAAACTCAGGAAGTTGAAGTTGGATCATATCTGCCATCCAATCTTCTCTCTCGTTGGGCCACTGAGTGGCCTGCGGGTATTGTGTCCACCAGGAATGAATGCGGCGGTCGAACTCAGCCGGTGTGACTGGGGGACTGGCACGGTCGAGTATGGCTAAGGACAACTCTGCAATGTAAGGGGTCCCAGAGTCTGTAAGAAGAAACTGGGACGCCTTAGTGTGCATGATGTCATTGACACTGGCTTCCTTGTCTGTCGTGATGTGGAACTTGGACATGCGCCGCTTGAAGTCACACATGGAATTCGTTTCACCATTCCATACGTCTGGGCCATAAAAACGGCCAAGATAGTTGACTCCAAGCTCTCCACGAAAAACTTGGCAGGGAGTGTACTCATAACCATAATCTTTGTAAGCACGGGTGAGAATGCCTGGGTCGATATCAGCATTGATACTGTCGTCTCCTGTCACCGATCCCAACTTCGCCCAGGATTCACGAGGAGTGAAACCCATGGTGCGAAGGGACTGGTAAACAATGCCACCATTTTCTATAGCATTAGCCAGAGCTGTCATGGCGTCGCCATCGAGCTGGTCCCAGAAAGTTCTGTAGGACGTGCCCAGTGGCATGCGACCATTGACATGGTGGTGTTGGTTGAACAACAAACGTATCTCTTCAT